CCGACGCCGAGGGGCTCTCCACCTCCATGCGCGAGCAGGTTTTGGCCTATTGGGCCGAGTTCAACTATGGCGACGCTCGGCTGGCTCCCTGGCCGCGCTGGAATACCGATTTGCCCGAGGATACCGCTCAAAACGCCGACACCCTCAGCCGGCTAGCCCAGGCCGTGGCGACTTTGGCCCAGGCTGGAGCCCCGGTAGATATATCGGCCCTGCTCGAGCGCTACGACGTGCCCCTACAGGCCTCGCAGGCTGGGCTGGTTCGGCTGGCCTCGGGCGACCAGGTGCGCACTTCCAGCGGCTTCGTGCAGGGCCAGCTCTACGCCGACCGGGTAGCGGACGAGGCAATTGGGGCGGCCGTGCCCCTCCTGCGCAAGCGGCTGGACGCCGTCCTCCAGGTTGTGGAGGAAGCTGGGGACTACGAGGCTCTACGCCGGCGGCTCATAGACCTCGTTCCTGAGGCCGATCCAACCGAGCTGGCGGGGTTGGTAGAGGCCGCTCTCCTCCTCTCGGAGCTAGCGGGGCGGTACGCGGTAGTGCGGGATGTGGCGGGTAAGCGCTGACCCCACCCGGCCCGAGGAGGCCATCGCCTGGTTCCAGGCCAGGGTGCCCCTTACGCGGGAGGAATGGGACGCCCTCACCGCTCGAGCCCGGCGTAAGGCCTTTACGGTGAGCGGGGTGGCCCTTCTGGACGTGGTGGCCGAGGTGTGGGAGTCCTTGACCAAGGCTCTTGAGGATGGCACCCCCTACCGCGAGTGGGCCGATGGCATCCGCGCCCGGCTGGAGGCGGCCTGGGGGAGGAGAAACGGCCAGCGGGTGGAGACGATTTTCCGCACCAATGTCCAGATGGCCTACCAGTCGGGGCGCTGGATCCAGCTCCAAGTTCCCGAGGTGCAGAAAACCCACCCCTACCTCATGTATGACGCCGTGCTGGACAGCCGCACCACGGAGATATGTCGGGCGCGGAACGGCACTGTTCTGCGCGCCAATGACCCATGGTGGGCCAGCAACTGGCCCCCCCTGCACTTCAACTGCCGCAGTGGGGTAAGACCCCTCACCGAGGCCGAGGCCAGCCGGCGCACGATAGGCAAGCCCGCTGCGATTCCGCCCCAAAACGGGTTTGGCTCGGCCCCCGAATCCTGGGAATGGAGCCCCGAGCCTGAGGACTACCCCCTGGAACTCCTCGCCGCCTTCAAGGGACGCCCCTACGGAGACCCGGAGCAGATTAGGAAGAGCTACCTGGCTCTGGTGGAAAAGGCGCAGAAGGCGGTGGAGGAGCTCAAGAAGGAGTATGACGAGCTGAACCGGCTGCTTGAGGCGGGACAGATACCCATCAAAGAAGCCGTCACACGAAAACTGGCGCTCCTGGAGCGCATAGACCACTGGAAGCAGGCCGAAGTCTGGGGGCGCAGGCTTTTTTACCGACGAGATGCTATCACTGGGCCCGGCATTGAGGTGGATTTGTCGCCTGCCCTGAAGCCTTACCGGGAGATAATAACCGCCACGCTGCGGGAGTTTTATATGGTGACCGGGCAAACGGGAAAAGTTCGGATTGCAGTGGATAAAAAGGAGGCGCGGAGCTACTACCGGTTAGGAACCGTGTACCTGTCATCGCGGGTTTTGGAAAACCCTTCTAGGCTCATTCGCGATTTTGTTCACGAGATGGGGCACTGGTTGGAGGGCAGAGAAGGCTTCATAGAGCGCACCAGGGCCTACCTGCTTCACCGAAGTGGAGGGCGGCTGGTAGATTTAGGTGACGTAATGGGGCCGGAGTATCGTGGAGAGATGGCGTACCTGGGAGTGCCGCCCTTCGTCACGCCCTACGCCGGGAAGTTCTACACGTTGAAGGGTACCATCATTGCTACAGAGCTAGTATCTGTAGGGATAGAGTATCTGCTTACGGACACCCTCAGCATTTCTAAGGGCGACCCGGACCACTTCCGCCAGGTGTTAGAATGGACTGGAGGTCGGCCATGACCTACGAGCCCGGATACGCCTACGTGGACTACCACGGCGTGGTCTTCCGCGTGGGCTACTCTGATGGGAAGGTGGAGGTTTTGGCCCTTCCACTGGAGGAAAAGGGGGATGAGGAGTGGTGGAGGGCCCATCTGGAAAAGGCGCTTGACCTTGTCTGCAGGGTCGGTTGTGACGCTTACTCTTGGTATGGGGCCAACCTTGCCAGGGGCTTTGTCAAATGGTTTGGCGGCAAGCTCCTCTACTCCAGCCCCACTCCCGAGCAGGAAGAGTGGGCCCGGAAGATGACCGAAAAGGGGGCGGTTTTCTAGGGCTTGCATTAAGCAACGACAAGGCTTTTTGCGCTTCCCAAAATAGCTGGCAGCCGGCTCCTGGAAGACCGCTGCGTCCTGCACCGAGGTATCGGGAACCCAGGCCCACCCCGGTGGGTTGTACCTGTAGTATACCACGCCCCTTGGAGCAGGCTCCATTTTGTGCTAAGCTAACGCTAGAGTAGGAAAACTCTACCCAAGGAGCCCCAGGCGCAAGCCTGGGGATAATCTATGCAACGGCACAAACTGACCCTCGAGCTACCCCAGGGTGTCCCCCCTAGGGAGTTTCGTATTTTCCCCTTCGGCCAGGTGGAGACCACCCAGGGCGTGTTCCTGTTCGACTCCGAGGCCGCGACGAGCGTGCTCAAGCGCTGGCAGGAGTACGGCAACCGGCTCTCGATTGACTATGAGCATCAGGCGCTCGAGCCCGTGAGCAATGGCCCGGTTCCAGCGGCGGGCTGGTTCGACCTCGAGCTGCGGGAGGATGGCCTATGGGCGATCAACGTGGAGTGGACTGAGCGGGCTCAGGCGTTACTCGCGTCCCGCGAGTATCGCTACTTCAGCCCGGCGTTTTACACCGACAAAGAAGGCCGGATTGTGGAGCTGATCAATCTGGCGCTCACCAACATACCGGCCACTAAGCGGATGCAACCATTAGTAGCAAGGAGGAACAGCATGCAGAAAATCTTGCGGATGTTAGGGTTGAGAGACGGCGCTATCGAGGCCGAGGCTGAGGCCGCGATTACCCGGCTGGCTGGCCTCGAGCGGCAGTTGACCGCGCTCACCGGGCGCACCAGCGCCGACGAGGCGCTGGCCGTGGTACAGGCATGGCGCTCTGCCGCCGAGGAGCTGCCCCGTGTTCAGGAGCGCCTGGCCGCCCTGGAGGCCGAACGCGTGAACGAGCGTAAGCGCTCTCTGCTCGAGCAGGGCAAACGGGAGGGCAAACTCACCCCGGCGATGCTGGCCTGGGCTGAGAAGCAAAGCGTTGAAGCGCTTGAGGCATTTTTGCAGGTGGCTCCTCGGATACTCCCCGAGCCTTCCCAGGAGCCGGCAGAGAAAAATCTCTCCTGGAATACGCTATCGGCTCGCGAAAAACAGGAGTTGTACCAGCAAAACGTAGAGCTGTACCGTCGCCTGCGCAAAGAGGCGCTGGGCTATTAGGAGGTCATAGATGCCTGCAACTACTCGTTCCAACCTGGTAATTCCGGAAATCCTGGCCGATGCGGTAGCCGCTGGATGGCCGAATCGTATTGCGCTCTACGGCTCCGCTGCGGTAGTTGAGTCGTCAACACTGCCGGAGTCTGCTCGGGGTGGTGATACGCTAAAAGTCCCGCTTTTTGGTTCAATCGGGGAGTTTGACGATGTAGCCGAGGGGGTTGCGCTGACTCCGGCTACGCTGACGATGACCAGTGAGACCAGCACCGTGCAGCGGGCAGGAAAAGCGGTCGAAATGACGACTTGGGCGCAGATGGCCGCCATGTATGCTGATCCCTACGCTGAGGCCAGCCGTCAGATCATCGAGGGCGCTCGGCGCAAATTCGATAGCGCTTTGATCAGTAAAGCAGCGGCACCTGGCACGGGAGGTATGGGGGCTATTGATCATGACGCTTCCACCGCTACTATCAGCTATGATGCCATCGTGGATGCGCTGTATAAGTGGGGCGATGACAACAATGATGTAGCCGCGTTTGTGGTGCATTCCAAGATTGCTAGGGATTTACGCAAGGTCAAGGATTCCAATGGACTTCCGTTGTTTGCCGACCCTCAGGGGGGGGGTTTGCCCAGCGTGCTAGGGTTGCCCCTTATCGTCTCTGATCGCGTTCCCGTTATCACCGGTAGCCCCGTCAAATACGTCTCGCTCCTCATCAAGCGCGGCGCGCTGGCACTGTGGTACAACCGCGTTCCCACTATTGAGACCGACCGCGATATTCTTGCCGACTCTACTATTCTGGCTACAAACATCTACTACGTGGCCCATCGTTACGGTCGTTTGCCCAACAGCGACAAAGCCGGCGTGGTGCGGCTAATCACTCAGTAGGAGGAATGATGGGGCTCACTGCACTACGGCGGCATTGGCGCGAACGTCAAGAATTAGCGGATCAAGCCCCTCTGCCGGAGGACTCCTCAAAGGCGACCGAAACCCCTCTGCCGGAGGACTTTCCCGCCCGCACCAAACTCGAGGCCGCCGGACTTACAACCCTCGAGGCGGTGCGGGCCAACCTCAGCAATCTACGCAAGCTGGGCTTGACCAAACGCGAGATAGAACAGGTTGAAGCTGCACTCGGGTAAAAGCTCGAGTGAGGATTGAAACGACCGCAGTATGGCTTACGCTACCCTCTCCGATCTCTACCGGCTGGCCCTGCGCGCGCCTGCGCTGAACGGCATATCCAGCGCCGAACAGAACCAGGCCCTCGAGGCCGCCAGCCGCGTGGCGGATAGCTACCTCCAGGCGCGCTACCGGCTGCCGCTCGCGGCGTGGGATTACGACCTGCGCCGGGCGGTGGCCATCATTGCAGCCTACGACCTGTTGTCGGGGCGCGGCTTCGCTCCTGAGGGCAGCGACGAGCACGTGCGATTGCGCTACGAGGATGCGCTGCGCTGGTTGCGGGACGTGTCGCTAGGGGTAGTCACTCCGGTGGGCATTGTGGACGCCAGCCCCACCGCTCCCAACGAGGGCATCCACGCCGTGACCAACCCCCGGAGGTGGTGATGGGCATTCGGGGTGATTTCGCCCGGCTCAATCGGCTCATCCTGACGGTGGAGCGAATGAGCCGCCCGGCGTGGCGGACGGGCCTGGCCCGCAATGTGGCCGAGGCCGCGCTCGAGCAAATCGCCACCTCGTTCGAGCAGGAGCGCGACCCCTACGATAGGCCCTGGCAAAAGTCCTTGCGCGCCGACCTTGAGGGCGGTCAGACTCTCTCCGACACCGGTCGTCTGCGCCGGAGCTTTACCTACCAGGCCAACGACCGAGGCTTCGTTGTGGGTACCAACGTGCGCTATGCGGCCATCCACCAGTACGGCGGAACGATTCGCCCCAAGCGGGCCAAGTACCTTCGTTTCCGGCTGGCCGGAGGCTCCAGTAAGCGTAAGAGCGGGCGTGGTGGGTGGGTGCAGACCAAACAGGTCAGTCTCCCACCGCGCCCGTTTGTCCCCGAGCCGGAGCTATCTCCCCGTTGGAAGCGCGCATTCAGCGAGGCCATTGAGCGCTATCTATCGCGATGATCACCGAGCTTTACAACGATCTGGTGTCGCGGCTCCCCCCGAGCACCCCGCTGTACCTGGGGCGGCAATTTCTAGGCCAGCACGACCGCCCTCCGCGCATCGTGCTCTACCCGCTGAGCGAGCGCTTTACCCCTCCAGATCGCCCTCAACCGCAACCGGGGCGGGTGCTGGCGCTGCGCGAGGTCACCCTTGAGATGCAGATCTGGGGGGATAGCTACGCCCAGGTGGAGACGGTACTGGCCGAGGTCATCACTGCGCTCTCGGCCAGCCTGGGGACATCGTTGCAGCTACAAACGCTGACCTGGGAGCCCGAAGGCTGGAATCAGTTGGGAGTGGCCGTAGCATTTTCCTTTACCGTGACCACCCCGGTGATCCGCGCCGAGCAGTTTGTCGTTCTCGAGCAGATCGCCCAGGAGTGCGGCGGCTTGATCAGCTGACAGGAGGTACCTGATGGCAAAAGAAGACAAAGCTAAAGACGAGACTCCCGTAATGCGTCCCGTTGAGGAGTGGCAAGCGCTGTTCGCTACCCCCGACTGGCTCTTCGCAGCGGCGAAGGCCAAATACGCCTGGCCTCGAGGCCAGGAGGTTACCGAGAGCGGCTATAAAGCCGCGATTAAGGCCGCTGAGAACGAGGTGATCCGCTAATGCCCCAACCCTTGCTTCCTGATGTATGGTTCTCCATTCAGGATGGTGCGCTGGGCATTCTGCCCCCGCCTACCGATGGGGTATCGGCCAAAATCGGCGTGGCTACCGCCGGGCCGGTGAACCAGATTGTAGCTGTGACCAACCTCAAACAGGTGCGGGAGGTGTTCCAGGGAGGCCCGCTGGCCGAGGCTTTAGCTACGCATCTGGCCCTATCGGGCGCGCCGGTCTATGCCGTGCGCACAAACGCCTCGGTGGCCGGGACTGCGGGCAACGTGACCAAAACTGGCAGCGGTACCGGAACCATGACGGTAGCCGGGGCCCCGCTGGATGCCTACAGCGTGCAGATCAAGATCACCCGCGACGGGACTAACCTGGCTGCGGGTACGGCGGCGTTTCAGTACACCCTGGACGGGGGGGATAACTGGAGCCCCGAGATCGCCTTGCCGGTATCCGGCACCTACACCCTGCCGGGCACCGGGCTCAGCCTGACTTTCGCCAACGGCGCATCCGGCACCAGTTTCGTCAAAGGCGATCTGTACTCGTTTACCTGCACCGCTCCGGCCTATACCCTGAGCGACCTCAACACCTCATTAGACGTGCTGCTAGGTGACCCCCGCGAGTGGGGCTGGGTGCACGTGGTCGGAGCGGCTACCCCGACCATTGCCGCAGGGGTAGCTACCAGAATGCAAGCCGCCGAGACCGCCTACCGCTTCGCCTTCGCTCTGCTCGAGGCCGCGGATGACACCGACGCTAACCTGCTCTCGGCTTGGACCTCCTTCGCTGATAAGCGGGTGGCGGTCGCGGGGGGGTACTGCGAGCTGGCCAGCCCCCTTAGCGGGCAGGTGCAGAAGCGCTCGGTGGCCTGGCCCGCATCGGGCAGGCTGGCGGCCATTCCGGTGCATGAGCACCTGGGACGCGTGCTCAGCGGGCCGGTGCAGGGCGTGGTTAGCCTGTACCGCGACGAGTTCAAGACTCCCGGCCTGGACGAGCAGTTTTTTATCACCATGCGCACCATCATTGGGCGTAACGGCTTCTATTTCACTCGAGGGCGCATCAAGGCCCCGGCCGGAAGCGATTTTCAATACATCGAGAATCGCCGGGTGATGGATCGGGCCTGCCGCATCGCCCGCAACGCGGCGCTGCGCTACCTGAACGACTCTGTGCGGGTGGACGGCGCGGGCAATATCTACGAGCCTGACGCGAGGGCCATCGAGGCTTTCGTTGAGGGGCAGCTTTTAGCCGGGCTGGTATCTCCTGGCCACGCCTCGGAGGTGCAGGTGAGCCTCAGGCGCGACTCCAACGTGCTATCGACCCGTAGCACCACGCTCACCGTGCGGGTGCGTCCGTTGGGGTATTTGGAGTACCTCGAGGTGGATATCGGCTTCAGCAACCCCGCTCTAGAGGTAGCCACAGCCTAGGAGGACTAAATGGATTATCCGCTGATCAACGGACACCGCTACAGCTACGCCTCGATTGAGGCTGACGTGAACGGGAAGAAATTCTACGGGCACAAGGAAGTCTCCTACAGCCAGGACCTCGAGCCGGGTGAGGTGCGCGGGGCGCACAGCCAGGTGTTAGGCCGCACCAAGGGAGACCTCAAGGCGGAAGGAAGCCTCACTACCTACGTCGAGGAGTGGAAGGAACTGCTGGATGCTTTGGGGAATGGCTATATGGAGAAATCTTTTGACATCACCGTGAGCTACGCCGAGGAGGGGCGACCCACCGTGACCGACAAGCTGCGGGGCTGCCGCATCAAAAAGGTGGAGGAATCCCACAGCCAGGGAACCGACGCTCTGACCGTCAAACTCGATCTGCACATCCTCTGGATCGAGTACGGCGGCAAGAAACCTTTGAAGAAAATGCTCAGCTAGGAGACTAGATGCCGCTGGACACGAAGATGATCGAAAAACTCAAGGCCGAGCACGGCGAGGTCTACCTACTTGAGGCCGCCGGGGCCAGCGTGGTGGTGCGTCCGCCTTCCCGTGCGGCCATGAAGCGCTTCTTCAACCTCTCCAGCCGGGAGGATCGGCGCTACGAGGCCCTCGAGGCGCTGCTGCAGGACTCGGCAGTCTACCCCGAGCCCGCTGAGCTAGCCCGACTGCTGGAGAAAAAACCCGGCCTGGTGGCCCCTTTTGGCGAGAAGCTGGTAGCCCTCGCCGGGGCCACCGAGGAGGCTGAATTTCGCCCGCTCTAGAGCGCTCTATGAGCGGGCCATTCACTCTCGAGACCTAGCCACGGCGGCCCGCTGTCTGCTGGCCTATCAGCGCGGTGAGGATAGTCCTGAGGCGCTAGCCGGGGCGCTGCTCATCTCGGCCGACTTAATTGCTCGGCTCAACCCGCCAAAATGACCCGCCTGCAATGGACATTTGACCTGCTCGACCGGGTGACCGCTCCCGCCCGACGCATGGGTCAGGCTCTCAAAGCTACCGACGCCGCGCTGAAAAAAGTCGCGGGTAGCGGCGAGGCCGCACAAAGAGCGCTGCAGCGTTCGTTCGGACTCTCCGAGCGTGCGGCGTTTCGGCTTACTGCGGCCATCGCCACAGTCGGGCAGGTGCAAGGAGCCATCGGCGGGCTGCAATCGCGTGTGGGAAATCTACAACAGGCGTTTCGCGGGGTGGCCGATTCGGTGTTCAACCTGAAGAACGCGCTGGTGGCTGGAACCATCGGCTTCGCGGCCAAGTCGGTGATCGACCAGGTGGGCTTCATCGAGCAGCAGCGCATCGCCCTGGGAACCATCCTGGGCTCGCCCATCCGGGCCAAAGCTGCACTGAGTTGGGCCATCCAGTTTGCTGATCAAACCCCCTTTGAAACCCCACAGGTGCTCAAGGCGATGCGTTCGGCGCTGGCAATGGGGTTCAACACCCGGCAGATTCAACCCCTGCTGACCACGCTGGGTGATACGGCATCATCTCTATCGTTAGGGCCAAGCGGGTTGAACGATCTTATTAGCGTGTTCGGGCAAATCCGCTCGGCGGGTAAGTTGATGACGCAGGATGTCTACCAGCTTACCAATCGAGGGATTCCGGCGTTTGAGATTTTGGCAGAATCTTTCAACACCGACATCCCGACCGTGCGCCAGATGATCGAGAAAGGGCAGATCGCGTCTGAAGCTGCGCTAGGGGCCATTTATCGCGGCCTGAAAACTCGCTATGGTGGTGGCATGGCCGCTCAGTCTCGCTCCATATTTGGCCTCATCAGCACATTGCGCTCGAGGCCGCAAACTATCGCATTCCGGCTCGAGGAGCGAGGGGCCCTTGAGCCGTTCCGCCGGGTGCTGAGCAACCTGGCCGACCTGACCGACTTCAATAAACCACCGGGCTCTACCATTGGCGAGCGGCTCACGGCGGGCATCGGGGGCTTGTTCAAAACGGCTTTCGGGCCGCTCGCGGCAGCCACCGAACCTAAACGAGCGGGCGATGTGATTCTGGCGTTCGTAAATCACGCTACCACCGCAATCAACCGCGTTCGCGCTGCCTGGCCTACATTAAAAGCGGCGGTATCGGATTTTATCTCAGGCGTGCGCTCCGGGTTCGATTTGCTCGCTAATGTTTGGCGCACGGTTGAGCCGATTATCTCCGGCCTGAGCCGCCTCGCGGGTTCGTTCACCGGTGCGCAGGCCAGTATGAGCGGGGCTAACGTCAACGCTGTAAAAATCATTGGCACAATAGCGGCCCTGGCAGCAGTCTGGCGGGCGCTGAACCTGGTCACTTTGGGCGGTGCCGGGGCGATAGCGCGCTGGGGTGCAGTTGCGGTCTTTAGCCTGATACAAGCGGCTACGATAGGGCTGCCTATTTTATGGGGCAAAATCGGCGCACTGACCACACTGGGGGTCGCCGCTCTGCGTGCCTCCGGGCAGGCGCTGCTTGCTGGAACGCGCATGGCTGCGGCCTGGCTGATCGGGTTGGGCCCTATCGGGTGGCTCATCGGTGGTATAGCGGCAATCAGCGCCGCGCTGGTGCTGGCCTACAACAAGGTGAGCTGGTTTCGCAACTTGGTGAACCGAGCCTGGGAAGGAATCAAGCAAACCGGCAAGGGACTCCTCGACTGGTTTACGAGCTTGCCGGAGCGTATCGGGCAGGTATTCGGACAACTCCCCAACCTGCTGCGCGGGCTGCTGCGACGGGCCATCGACCTGCTCCCTCCGGGGGTGCGGGACGTGGTGCGGGGGCTGATCGGAGGGCTACTGGATGGCTCCGAACCGGTGGAGAACGCTGCGATTCAGTTGGCGGATAAAACCCAGCAGGGATTTGCCCGTCCCCTGGAGATCCGTTCTCCCAGCCGCCGCTTTGCCTATTTCGGGAAGATGATGGGGGCGGGCCTCGAGGTAGGTATGCGCGGCTCCCTGGGGCGGGTGCAACGGGCAGCAGCGGGGATGACCATCGCAGCGACCCTCGCTCTGAGCGGTACCCCTGCTGTTTCGGTCGCGCAACCTCTACCTACTCCGGGTTTGCCACCTCTGATCGCTCCCGCGCCCAGAGCCAGCGAGAAAACTATCAACATCACAATAGGCCCCATTGCCATCAACAGCGGCAATGACGCTAAACAAATAGCTGAGGAGCTACGCACTGTGGCTGTAGAGGCTGTTTTGGAAGCCCTCGAGCGGGCGGCTAGCGAGAAGGGTGCATGATCGAACTCGAGCATCGCCTGACCTTGATCGGAAGCCAGCGCTTCGTGGTCGCCCCCAATGGCAAAGCCGACCTCAAGGGGGCGGTGAGACTCCGGGTCAAACCTGGCGGCCTGCGCGAGGACGCCCAGGAGATCAGCGGGGCTGATGGAGCCGTGCGTACTGTGCTGGGGTACGCCGACGCCGAATTGACGGCAGAGATTCAAATTTGGGACGAATTGGAACTCCCCAAACTAAAACGGCTCAATGACTTGTTCCGTCCCAGACGTGAACAAAAATCCTATCAGCCGGTCAGCCTCGTACATCCCGCTGCGGAACGCTGGAACATCAAACAGGTCTATATTTTCGCCATCGAACAAACCCCCTGGACGGCTAAAGATGGCACCACCGTGACCCTCTCCATGCGCGAGTGGCAGCCGAAGGAGAAGAAGAAAACTACAAAGACAAAGAAAGTGGATCAATCGGCCCCTGCGATTTCCGGCTCGGGAATCCCTGAGGAGATCGACATTACGGCTCCGTCTAAACGGGGGGTGCGCCCATGAGCTCATTGACCGCTAACAGCATCCCCGTGGCCGATGCCTACATCAGCATTCCCAGAGTGGGGCGCGGGATAGCCGATCTGCTGCTGGGGCGCGATACCGGGCCATCCGCAGGGGAATCGGTCACCCTCGAGTGGCAGGACGGCGAGCAGCTAACAATGACCTGTGTGTTTGGTCAGCGTGCACGGGGTTGGTGGCGTATGCGCTGCGTGATGGGCGCAGGCCGGATGGCTAAAAATCTGCCCGGCTGCTACTACGAGGGTATCCCAGCGGCTACCGTAGCCCGCGCCCTGCTGACCGAGGCGGGCGAAGCCATTGAAAGCATTGATTTGCCCGGCATACTCACCCGCTATGTGCGCCGGGCCGCGCCCGCCCACGAACAACTGGCGGCACTGCTGGTAGATACGGGACGAATCTGGCGGATTATGCCAAATGGGAAGGTTTGGATCGGAGTGGATGAGTTCCCATCGCAGGGGCCGCTCGAGGTCGTCCGCGCCTATCCCGAGGCCCAGCGGTACACCCTGAATCTCACCCCCAAGCTGCTGCCGGGGGTGAGCCTCACAGGCTACATCGACGGCGAGGAGCGATTTCTGGGCAGGGTCGAGCGGGTAGTGCATCGGGTGGAAAAGCGGCTTCACACGGAGGTGTGGTGTGCAAACTGAACGCCTCAGACGCTCTCTGCGGGTCCTGACCCGCGAGTCCCGCATCGATTACCTAGCGCTCTATCCGGCCAGGGTGTTGATCGACCACGGAGATATGCGGCTCGACCTCGAGCCAGACGATACCCGCCTACCGATGCTGGTACGGGTGCCTCTCCGGGTTTTTCTGCCCGGAGCCTACGTGAGAGTGCGAGCGGGTAGCCGCGTGCTGCTGGGATTCGAGGGCAGCGACCCGGCCAAACCTGTTGCGTATCTCTGGGAAGCAGGCGGCACGGTCATCGTGGAAATCACGACTGTCGCAGGCCGCAAGGTGCGCCTGGACGATGAGGCTGGCAAAACACAGGTCTATGACCCCGTCCGGATCGAGGTAGACGCCCCGGTGGTGGCGTTGGCGGGTGGCGGCCCGGCGGTGGCTCGGGTAGGCGATCAGATTCAGGTGAGCGGGGTGGCCCTGGGCTCTGCTACGGTAACAGGCACGATCATCAGTGGCTCTCCCAAAACCAACTCAGGGTAACTATGGCCGATTTTGGAACCGATCTGTCCGCGCTACCTGACCTATCCTGGACAATTAAAACCGGGAAGGACAATCTCGCCGAGGCTATCGCCCGGCGGCTTATCACGCCGCTAGGTGGCCTGTTTTACGACCCTACCTACGGTTTGGATTTACGCCAATATATCGGAGAAACGCTAACAGACGAGGTGCGCTATGAAATTGAAACTCTAGTGGCTGCCGAGTGCGAGAAAGACGAGCGCATTTTATCGGCTGTTGCAACCATTATCGAGGCCTCTCCGCAGCTGCGAAGCATACAAATTGAACTGGCTCTGGAAACTGCGGATGAACCCTATCGGCTCATCCTGAGTATCAGCGATGTAACGGTGGAGGTATTGCGTGCCGACGCTTGAACAACTGCTGCAACCCCGCACCCGCGACCAGATTTTGGCTTCGCTGATTTCCATTCTGCAAAGCAAGGGGTTCCCGACTACCGACTGGGAGCCGGGCAGCGTACAGCGCACCATTTTGGAAGCTCTGGCGGTAGGTCTGGCTGACCTTGAGGCCCTCCGGCTGGAGATCACCAAAGGGGGCTACCTTGAGCTTGCATCTGGCCCCTGGCTTGACCTGGTGGCAGAGAACATGTACGGGCTAACACGCAAGGCGGCAGAGTTTGCCCGCCAGACCGTGCGGCTGACCGCCCA